GAAAGCGGCGAGTGGTGACAAGGGTCCGAAGAACAAAGCTGAGCTGAGGGCCGAAATGGCTAAAGACATCCTCGCCGAGATTAGAGCAGCCAAAAACACTTAGAGGCTACTAAATGGCTACTGATCTTTCTACTATTGCTGGGGCGCTAAAACGCGTCTACGGCGCCAACACGACCAGGTTGCAGAACCTGGAACACCGGGCGGTTGACGAAATCGCAAAGTCTGCCCGGAAATACAACCCCGCCGGCGAAGGCTACTTCGGAAGCGTCAACGACTACGGAAACGAGTCGGTTGGTGCCCTGAGCGAAGGCGAACAGTTTCGCACCATCGACAACGAGCACTACGAGCAGTTCAAGGTGCTGCCTAAGTTCAACTACGCCCCTGTGGAAATCACGGGCGTGGTGGCTAAGGCCGCCGAAGGCGACGAGGAGTCGTTTGTCAACGTCGTGCTGGACGCCCTCGAGCGTGCCCGGGATCGTCTCTTAAAGGACGAAAACCGGCAGTTCTACGGCCTCGGCAACGGCCTCTTGGCTTCCCCTGCGGGAACCGCGGCCTCCGACGTTACGTCGTTCTCTGTGGACAGCGCCCAGTATCTGCGCGCCAACATGGTGATTGACATTTTCGCTGGTGCCACCAAGACCGTGGATAGCAAGCGCATCCAGGACGTGGACAAGGTGTCCAACGTGGTCTACTTCGCCACCTCCATCGGAGCCCAACTAGCCACCACCGCCCAACTCGTCAAGGAGAACATCCGGGACAGCGCGGCGTCGGACGGCAAGGAAATGATGGGCCTCCGGGGCATCGTGGACGACGGAACGGACCTCACCACGTTCCAGAACCTGTCCGCCGCTGCCATGCGCCTCTGGCGTGGCCGCAGGATTGACGCCTCGAGCGCCAACCTGTCGAGTGACCTCATCCAGCGCCTCATCGACGACGTTGAAGTGCTTGGCGGGGAAGTGGTTGACACTCTCATCATGCACAAGAAACAGCGCCGGAAGTATCTGGACATCGTAATGCCCCAAAAGCGTTACGCCGACCAGAACCTGGATGCTGGCTTCCAAAAAGTTACCTTCAACGGCATGGAACTCTGGCTGGACATCGACTGCCAAGACGACCGTGTGTACGCCCTCAAGAAGTCGCTCATTGAAAAGTTCGAGCTGTGCCCTCTTGAGATGGGTCAGCACGACGGGTCGGACAAGTGGCTGCGCGCTACCAACTTCGACAAGTTCCAGTCCTACTGGCGACACTACTGCAACCTCGGTACCTCCAAGCGGAACGCCCACGGCGTCATCGTCAGCTTGGCTAAACCTACCGGCGTTAGCTAACCACCCTGACCCCGCTTAGCGCGAGCTGAGCACTGGGTCCGCTGGCCCCGAGCGACATCGGGGCACCTATTTTATGAACCTAAACAACATCCTCCTCACCGACCCCTCCACCGGAAGTCCCTCCACGGCCCGCACGGTGTTCTTCTATGGAAGTGCCATATGTCTCATCAAGCTACTTCTAAGCGGCCTGGTCATTGGGCCAATCGCGCTCGGTGTATTTGGAGGTGGGGACTTTGCCGCCTGTATCGCCGCGCTCGGCGGTATCTATGCCCTGGACAAGACCGTGTCCAACAAAGGCGGCCCCAGTGCTTAAGCCCGGTGACTACTGCGCTCCTACTGGCAAGCTCATCACTGGCTCTGTGTTTGATGGCAATAAGGCTCGCATTGAGCGCGCTCTGAAGTTTTACGACCCACAGCTCTACATCAAGTGGAACCCCAAGAAGCGCCGGGGCTGGGGCATGTGGGAGGTGCGGCGCAAGCCCGACTTTCTCACCTCCGTCTATCAAGGCAGCTTCAACGGCGTTGGCTACCACACAGCCGAGTACAAAGAGTCGGACATCATCCACCACGTACTTGATGTCCCCGTCCTCACCGACAGCTTGGTGGGCAAGATTAAGAGCATGGACACCTGGCAGACCAAGCGCTGGCAGGACCACATGGAATATGAAGGCGCAAAGTACCAGGAGCGCATTGAGCAGGGCGCCCGCGAGGAGCTTCGGTACGAAATCAAACAACATAGACGGGAGTGGAAAGAGTTAGCCGCTGCCGTTCGAGAAGGAGTACCCCTCGGCCATTTCTTAAAGGGCATCAGGGGCTAAGTAACACAATGGACGATACATACATTCTAAACGCACTGGACAAAGAGGTAACCTTCAAGGCCCTCGGCAACCACTTCACCCTGAAGCCAAAGCAGATTAAGCGCTTCAACAAAGACATGGGCGACTTTATCGCCAAGGAAAAAGGCCAATATGGGCTCGTTGCCCTGGATGAGCGCTTTGACGACCCCGAGTTTAAGCTGAGCGAAGAGGGCCAAGCCATCCTAGCTGAGCGCGAGCGCGAGGGTATCCTCAAGCGTGTGGCCCACCTCAAGATGATCGCGGACAACCTGCTCATCTCCGTCCGTCAAGACCTCAACATGTCCGAGCTGAAAATTGATGCCCTGTCCATCGCCTCCGATGGCGAGCTGGCGGCCATGCAGGAGCTGAGTCAGCTCCAGCGTCAAGACAACGACAAGGAAAAGCTCCGCCTCGAGAAAGCCCGTGCCCTTGAGCGCGAGCTTCAAAAGAGCAGCAACGCCCCGGTCAATTTCCAAAAGGCTAAGTAGTGTCTACACCCCTCGTCAGCCCATCAGTACAGGCGATGCTCCAGAGCATCCGGAACATGCTCAACCAGCCGGACCCGAACAACAGTTTCTGGTCCGACTCTGAGCTGCTCGAGTACATCAATGAGGGCGTCCGCATTTATTTCGCGGAGCTGACCAACATTGACGAGGGGCACTTTGTCACCACTGCCAGCCTGAACATCACGAGCGGGAGCCGCACCATTGCGCTCCCCTCTGATTTCTTCAAGGTGAAGGTGCTCTACCGGGTGGACGGAAACGACCGCATTCCGCTCAACTACCGGAACAACCTGACGGGCGGCTTCTCCACAGACGGCAACACCTCCGGCAGCGGCTACCTACCCGACTACTATTTCCAGGGCAATAACCTCGTGCTCGTGGACACCCCGAATTTCACCGAAGCCTCGGGACTGTTCATGGAGTATGTGCAGTTCCCGGAGACGATGCTCAACGGCTCTGACCAGCTCACGGCCCAGATTAGCCCCGTGTTCCGTCAAGTGGTGGAGCGCTACGCCACCTACATGGCCAAGCTGAAAGAGTCGCTCACCAACGGCGCCGTTATTCCGCCCTCGCTCACGCAGAACCTGGCGGACGTCGTGCAGCAGTTTCGCGACATCATCGCCATTCGTTCCAAGAACCCCACCTACGTCACCCCGTTTAATCCTTAAGGAGCCCACATGTCCAACCCCGCCACTTCCAGTGGTCTTAAGACCGCAGACGCCGCCATTATGGCCATGCCAGGCAAGCTCAAGGGCCTCATCGTCATTGCGACGGGTGCCGCCGCCACGGTCACCTTGTACGACAACGCCTCGGCCGCCTCTGGCCTCGCACTGGCCAAGCTCGTTGTGCCCGCGGACAACACACAAGAGCTTAATTTCCACGACTGTGGTGTGGTGGCAAACAACGGCATCTACGCCGATGTAAGCGGAGCCGACGCGGCCTACATCGTCCACTTTGTCGCCGGGTAATCATGCAGAACGGGCAAAAGCAGCTCGATTTCTTCTTTGAAAACTTTGGCGGGCTCAACCTCACTGACTCCACCTTTGCCATCAAGAAGAACCAAGCTACGGGCGGCTACAACTATGAGTATGTCAAGACGGGCGGCATCCAGAAGAGCCTCGCCGCGTCTCGCCTCAACTCGTCCGCCGATGCCCAGCTAAAGACCCTCGGCATGTTCCTCCGGCACACCAAGGCCGGAGTGAAGAGCATCGTCAGAGCCGCCGGCACCAAAATCCAACTCACGGGCCTCGCCGGCACCTTCACCAACCAGGCCGAGGACACGGCCGCCGCGGGCACCGACTTTCTGACCTCCGGCTCCACCCAGCCCGTGGTGGGGAGCATGGCCACCTCCACCAGCGCCGACGTGCTGTGGCTGGCTGGCGGGGGCATGGCCAGCATCTATGGCGTGGTGTCCGACACTGAGGTGACAAAGAATGGCGTTCCCGCCCCCACCGGAGCCGTCACTCCTACCCAGTCGGGAAGCGGCGGCTCGTTTAGTTCGACAGGCACGTATTACTACGCGTTTGCTTTTAGGAAGCGCACTACTCAGGCTATCAGCAATGCTGCTCTAGACGTGGCCGTGGTGCTGTCCGCCACCACCAACAGCGTTAGCCTCCCCTTCTCTGCGCTCACCAACCTCGACACCACCAAGTATGACAAGGTTTACATTTATCGCTCTGCTGTCTCCGGTGCTAGTGCTTTCACTGCTGGCAGCCTTGTTGCCCAGGTTGACTCCGATGAGGCAAGCTATACGGATACCGGCACGTCGCTCGCCACGTCCACCGTCGTACCGCGGGCCGGGAACACGCTATTAGACAACAGCGAGCTGCCCACCAACACGTACAAGGTGCTCACCACCTGGAAGCGCCGGCTTGTTACGGCCTACGACAGCACCATCCTCATCAGCGACCTCAACAAGTTTGAGTCGTTTCCCACCGGCAACACCATCACGGTGCCAAGCGGCGGCCCCATAACGGGCCTGGCGGTAATTAGCTTCAACACGCCCACGGCGTCGGGCACCGACGAGTACCTCGTGGTGTTCAAAGAAACAGAGCTGTGGATTGTCACTGGCTCCACGTCCGACACCTGGGAGCTGAAAATCATTGATGACAAGACAGGCTGCATTGGCCAGCCCCTCATCGTCAGCGCCAACGGCTACCTCTATTTCATCGACAACCGTGGTGTATTCCTCTGGGATGGCGCCGGGAAGCCGGTTTACATCAGCCGGCCCATCGAGGAGCTTTGGGGCACCAACGGCAAGCTAGACCGGGCCAAGCTCAACATCGGCTTTGGTGTGTTCTTCAAGCGCCAGAACCAAGTGGTGTGGTGCCTGTCCCACGAGGACACGGGCGACCAAAGCTATCTCTTGAAGCTTGACCTTCGCCTCACGCTTCCTATGGTGAGCAACACGCTCGGTCAACGCATCCTGGACGGCGTCTTTCTCCAGGGAAAGATAAACAACCCGGCCTACGCCGGCGCCTCGTTTGTGTTTCCTACCTCCTCGAGCCAGGAGGACGTGCTCATCTCTGGCGACAACGCCGGCTACGTCTATCGTCAGTTCTACGCCACGACGGGAGTGGGTGCAGACGACTACGACTTTACGTATGAAACTAAGTTTTTGGACCTCGACGCCCCCCGGATGGCGAAGCAATACGAAAAGGTAGTTGTCTACGTAGACGACGTAGGCGACTGGGACCTCATCCTGGACTACTGGACAGACTTCCGCACACGAGATGCCGAGAAGAACACCGTGGCCCAAGCCATCAATTTAAACAACAGTGGCACCGTTGCCCTGTGGGACGTGGCCAAGTGGGACGAGGCGAGCTGGGACGGCTTCACGCCGCGCCCAAAGGCTCTTGTGTTCAACCTCCACGCCTCCCCGAACAACAACAACCAGGGCGAAGTGATTAAGCTCCGCTTCCGGAACCAGAATTCTGACGAGCCCATCACCATTCAGGGCTTTTCCATCGTCTACACCCCGATAGGACTTCGTTAATGCCTGCTCCTAGCACCTGCACAGTATCCGGCACCCTCTACGGCCCCACCGCGACTCCTGTCGAGGGCGCTCGCATCAAGGTGTACGTTACGTCGGCCTTCACGGACCCGAACGGCAACTACATTCCCGAGGGGCTGCTCGCCTCCACCACGTCGGACGCCGCTGGCGCGTGGTCCCTTGCTGTCATTCGCACGGCCACCATCAACCAATCTGTCACGTTTCAATTCGAGTACCCCCTAGGCA